CGACTCTATGCTAGATTTAATCTGAAAGTTGTTATAGTTAAGCGAATATACGAGATCTTCTAGGCTACAACCAAAGTCTGGTCTGCCTAGAACCTCACCCTTATTAGTAAAAAGTACGGTCTCGATCTGAGTAATTAGCTGTGCTATCTCGCTCTGAGAGTGTACCTTCGTTTGGTTAAAGTTTGGATCTCCTATGGTCTTAATATATAACTCCATTTATTATCTATCAAATTTATTATGAGTGCATCATCCAATCGACGCCCTCATCGCCTTTGATTTCTTCTATTATTGATGAAAGTTCATCATCGCCCATTGACTTAATAGCTTCATAATCGAATTCAACGTTTCCAGGAAGAGCAAACTTGAATATACCTAACTTAGCCCCAAGAGACTGCTTTATCTTTGCTGAACAATATCTAAAGAAGATTTCGTCTTCATATAATGCGCAGTTATGCAGAGTCTCATATACCTCTAGAATAACATCTCCTTTAGGTGTATCACCCATGAATTTAAGTTCACCTGTTAATGAGCTATAATGGAAAGATATAGGGTTATCAGTTATCTGTCTAGAAAGATCTACTAGTGACTGGTTAACGACATAGTATTGCAATTCTTCTGCACCATTAGCAGCAGAGGATCCGTCATATACATTTCTAAAAAGCATTTTCTCTAAGGCAAAATCAGATCCACCTTCAAATCTAACGTCTAGTCCACTTCCAGAAGTATTCCATCCGCTAGCAAGGTCATAAAGGCCATAAACAGAAAACACCATACCTGAACCATCTGCTGCTGCATCTGGTAGATGAAGTGCTCTGTGTGCTTTAAAGTAGTCAGTCTCAAATACTTCATGTGGTATGTGGTAAAAGTTCTCTTTAACAGAGTATTCATAGTTCTTGTAGAACCACTTTCTAGCCCTTTTAATAATACTTTGAACCTCCTTTTTAGGAAGGTTGATAGGTACTAGGCAAGCTCCGGTAAGTTCGTCTGCTAGTTCATTTAAAAATGCATTTGTACATGCATCATCGTCAAACGATCTAGGTGTTGTTAAATCACCTTGGCTACCACTTCTTATTTCGCTCATATCACGATTTTATTTTTTTACTTACTATAACTTCAGTATCTTCAAATCTAGCATAATCAGAAATCATACCTTCTCTAAAGATACCGCCGATCATCTTGCCTTTAAATATGCCGTCTCTTCCGAAAACATATGAGTTAGTAATCGTGCAACTTCCATGGACAAAGCATGATTCCACCTTGCTTTCTTTAATCTCAGTTCCCTGGAAGATATTACATCTTTTAAGAGAAGAGTCGTCTACCTTGCATGCAAATAAGTCACACTCTTCTATGACCCCGTTAATCTCGCAGTCTACAAAGTCATAACCCCTTAGATCGAAGCATGCTGGAAACTTACCATCTTTAACCTGAACTCGCCCTATATCACTATCATAGTTTATGATTCCCTCTTGCATACCGCCCTCAGCCAGCAATTTAACTATTTGCTCTTTTATAGAAGCCCAGTGTAAGTCTACGATAGGTTCAGCATCTTGCAAGTCTACGAGTACAGCAATGTTCTTAAAGTTATTCTTAATTGTCCTAAAGTCTCTAAGAGCTTCTACGAATCTCATATTCTTATTTAGTATCGCCTTTAGCTCTAACTTGTTCTCTTCTGTAAATCTGCTGTTATTACATGACTTCCATATCTGATAGACAAAGCTATCCCATAAATAAAATATGGCGTCTTGCTTATCCTCATAGTTTTTGCCACCTAAATATCTGAACTCCAAATAGTTCTTAATCTTCTTTTCAAAGTTAATTCCGAAGTATTTAGTGTTTGGGAAATTGTAGTTATGAACCGATGTGTTATTTTCATCGAAATAAAAGGATTCCCTTTTTGGCATAACCCATTTAATCGATCTAGCATACACTGATCCTTTTCTATGTGGAAAAAGCTTATAGACCTGCTTTTCATTAAACTCTAGAATAAACTTAAGAGTATTCATTCTAGAAATCATATTAGGATCCTCTAGACATTCTTTATCAAATGAAAGGTTTAGGTGGATCCCAGATCTATCGGTCGTATAACCATTTTCTCTAATCCATTTTAAAACCTTAATCATAAGCATTCTAGCATTCCTATATGGAAGCGCGCCGGTAACGAGTTCCATAAGACCTTTACCACCTGACATGTCAGGCTCGATCTTAAACTCTTTGTCACTGGGCTGGAAGTCAGAGTGTGCCTTGTCTTCTAGCCTAATTGGACGACCTAGAAGAGTACTAAGCTGATCCTTAGTCTCTTCTAGGCCCAATTTTGAATAGAACTCAAACTCTACACCGCATAGAGATGCGTTAAGGATCTGATCGCGGGTTGAGTCTTTAGTAAGTTTAGCCATGCTACTATGATAATACCTTTTCTTTTGGTATATATCTAGCTAGCTATATAAACATATTAACTTGGTAGCTTCAAGAAGACTCGCTTCATCTCCTGATCAATCCTAGTGATATCAACCGTTATCTTATCACCGGGACCAAAGCTCTTTATAAGGTCCTCACCTATCTCACTGACATGAAGCAATCCAACTACTCCTTCCTCAATAGAGATGAACAGACCATAGTCTTTTGCTGTCTTAACGGTAGCCTCGACAGTAGAAGGGATCTTGTACCGTGAGTTTATAGTCAACCATGGATTTACCTTGTCTTCGTCTTTCTGAGTTAAGGTAATCTTCTTATTTGATATAATATCTTTTATCTTAAACGTTATAGAATCACCTGGCTTTATGCTCTGTGACTTGTGAGCTGCAGATGTTTCTTCATCTAGGTCGTTTACGTGAATCATACCGGTTAAGCACTGGTTAAACTCACAGAATACTCCGTACCTTGCAGTACCAGTAACAAAGCCGGTAATAGACTGATCTATATTCTCTCGAAGATTTTCGATCGCATCAGGTATTAGAGCCTGCAAATACTTTCTATGTGACACGACGATAGTACCTCTATCGTTTGAGAAAGAAACAGGAACGACATACATATCAGCCCCAACAATAGACTCAAAGTCATGTAGCTTGTTTATACCCGCAAGAGAACCTGGCATAAAGCAGTCGATACCCTGTACATCAACGATATAGCCTCCGTTAGAAATCATCTCTTTAACAGTTCCCATCCATGCGGTATCTTTAGAGTCAATACCCTTTCTAAGTTCAGAAAATACTTTCTGCATCATGCCTGCAGTTATGCTCCCTTGGATATGACCAACACCTTCATCAGTCTGGCATTCTGTAATTAGAACTGAGACTTCTTCGCCAACTCTGATATCTTGATACTGTGGATCCTCCTTAGAGATTTTGATATAGACTAATTGTCTGTAATCAATGTCCACCGTAGCCCAGCCTTGTCCAATGTTGTAGACCTTACCGTCGTATATCGCACCTAGCGTCAGCTCATCGATAAGGTTGTTCATGTTCTGACAGTTACTAAGTCTGTCATAGTATTCTTGAGCATATGGCTCAAACGAGAATACCTTCTCGTTATTCTGTGTCTTAACTCTAGGGTTTCCTTTCTTAAAAGATGAGAAACAAGTAGACTCGTATCCCTCCCAATTAAACTCCCCATTATCAAGTGTCCACTTAAGCCTTTCCTCATCAACATAATCCTCTTTCTCAACTGGAGATTCAACCATGTTAAATCCCTTAAACTCGTTAAGTACGTTTAGGCTTTTCTCATTTGAGGATGTCTCTTCAGGCTTGATCCTCGGTCTTTTTTTAGATTCCATTATTTTTTATTTAGAAGTGTAATAAGCTATATATCAATCACACCGTGATGCCTTTCCATGGTTTTACTAAAGGCACCGGTGGGGTGGTAGATGAAATTCCAAAATAAATGCCACTCACTGAATCTAAGTGCTGTTTAAATCCATCAATAATATCATCAAGCATCTTAGAAACAGCTACAGTGTATTCTTTTTCTTCATTGTACTTAGAAAACGCATTTATAAAACCCTTTGCTATAGGTCTTGGATTCCCGGGAACTAGTATTAAAACTCCAGTAAGTGGAGATGAAAATCCAGCAGGAGGTGGAAGCGGAGAAAATGAACTAGGAACCATAGCAACTGCCCAATAAGCAACAACTGCTAATCCAATAGGTAGCATAAGAATCATAGAAGGCTTATCTCCCTTTTGTTGACTTCTTTTTAAAGCTAATTTAATAGCCAGCGCTATACCGAGCTTTAGGGGTTGCATCGTTGCTGAGTGGAAGCCGGATATGATAGGTCTATTTCCTTCCCTAGCAGATGCAATAGCTAAATGATATTCTTCTGCAAACTTCATAGCCAACTTATTTAGCTCAAAGTCCTCACCTTCATCACCGGGTGCAAACTCTTCTCCTATTTGGTTTCCTTCCTCATCAAAAATAGGAACCATAAAAGGAGCAGGCATGTCTTCAGGACTTTTGTTACCCGCACCAGATGCATTAGTCTCATTCAAAAGAAAATCTGTCATATTAGACTTAAATACGGACCAGCTCATATTAATCGTTTAATCTTGTAAAATCAAAGCCGTCTACACTATACTCTTCACTAAAGTCTTGTAACTTTTTTGAGAATATCTTTACAACTGTTCTTTGGTTGTATTCATTAATAGTATAGTTAACAATGCTTTCATCTGACTTTAGACTTTCTAAATCAGATCTCATATTATCTATCATAGTTTTTCTTTCATCAGGATCTTTAGGTAAATCACCCGATTTTTCTACATCGAATGTAACTCCGTTTTCAGTTAAGGTCTCCATGACTTGGTTTCCGTGAAGCAATACATCTTTATCTTCTTCTAAGCCTACTTCTTTTTGCCCTTCTACTGATAATTTTACTTCCTTCATAAAGGCTTCAATTTCTTTTTTGATTTCTTTATAAAGCAATACAATTCTAGTACCATACGCATTTAAGTCTATAGGTTCAATAAATTCATATGTTGTTGTAAATATAAGCCTAGGCGTCCGAAGTCGATTATAAATATTTTTATCACTTTTAAGCGTACCTTTTTCGTATAGCACATTTACGCCTGGTACATCAACCGAATATGCGTAATAGTTTTTTATTGCATATTCACTGTTAAAATAGTAATTAATATGACCTATAATATCAATAGGTTTTAAAGCATCCATGGACTCTTTTATCTTAGCCTTAAGAGGTCCTCCTTCAATATAATCACCTGCCCACATTGCATTAAAGTCTTGACCATCAAGCTTAAGATCTGCCATGACGTATTTACGCACTGCTTGCGATAAGAGCCCGGCTATTTCATCATGTTCCTCTTCTTTTAAAAAATGAACCTCGCCATATTCCTCAATAAGATCGTCAAATCCCTTCATCTATATTATGTGGTTTGCTGGATGGAACCTTCTTGTTCGTTACTATTTATCTTAGTCTGTAGACTAATCATTGATGGTAACTGTGGTGGCAATGGTGGGCCTGAAGGGCCGACACCAGTTGGGTGAGTATGTGCATTAAACTGAGTTATTATCTCAGATAAAAGATTAGCTAGAGTCTTCCCTTTAACTGCAGGTTCAGTTGCGTCTTCTGGATCTGTAGCAATATAGATATTATCTGAGTTTATAAATATCTCACCGTCTGGAGAAAACCTAATCATAGGCTGGGCCTCATTAGAATCGCCAGTCGTCATAACTAATCCGTCTTCTGGTGAGAAATACATTCTAAATTTTCTCTGAGCATCATATGCTAACGAAATTACATTATGTGGCGTTTCAGCGTTATCTAACACTTCAGCCTTTAGATCTGCATTCTGGTCTATTTGGAACCAATACTCAGGGTGATATAGGTCACCGTTGTCAAATCTTACAGCAATAATGTCACCTACTCTAGGAACCATATGAGAACCAGGAGCAACTCTATTCATAGGCGATGCCCATGGTATTGCCTCATTAGGTAACTTATCAAATTTACCAAAAACCTTTACACGACAACGACCCTTTGCTAAAGGATCGGCGTTATCAACAACCTCTCCTATCCAATGGGTATCTCTTAAATTATCATGTATAAGCTCTTTTTGCTTCATCATAGAATATTACCAAGACCGTTTATACTACCTGCTCTTACGGCATCTTGTATATTGGATATTGTGTTAGCCTCATACACGTTGCCTAAGAAAAGTGCTCCTTTAACATTATCTATCGCTCTATCTACAAGACCACCTCCAATCTGTTCTAACTTATCTAAGCCAGCTTGTGCGAGGTCCTTAGCGACTCCGTTATCCTCTTGATAAATAATAGAGTTAGCATACATCTGATCAGCGTCGCGTGTAGTCTCATATTGTATCTTTATGTTAGCAAATGCCGCCTCTCCTGGATTCTTATTTAGCTCTGCGATTGCATCAATGCCTGAATCTATATCAAAGTGACAGTGTCCTAAGTTTATCTTAAAGAACGGCTTTGAAACACGGATATCTGCCTTTTGCTTATCGGTCATAACAGCAGTATTAAACTGATCACCTCCGTTTATTCTATAGTCAAGCTCCTGTGTTAGTTTTCTTTTAAATGGTCTGACTTCAGTGACATATACGTACATCGAGAATCTCCTTAGATTCAACGGCAAAACTTCAACATATCTGTCAAAATCATATGTCGCCCTTCTATAGAGATCCATCATACCCATTGTCGTTAATTCAACGGTCTCTAGGCAGCTTATCTCTAAGATATTATCATCCTTACCTCTAAAAGGATCTTCCATCTTCCCGTATTTCTTAGCAACATCAAGCCCTTTAATAGACTGCCAGAACCATGGCATTTCTTCATTGACGGCCTTAAGTATCTTAATAAAGTTATCAAGATGTTGGACTCTTTCCTGATCGCCAATTACAGTCTCTAGATAGTGTCTAGCCTCTCCATTAAACAATGGCGAGTGATGTGTAATGTAGTCGAACATTATAAAAAAGCTTAGATACGTCGGATCCTCGTGCGTGCTTCTAAATAGCTTTCCCTTTCTAAAGTCCTTTGTTGTCTTAAAGTCTGCCATGGTCTATATATTTTTAAAGGTTGCCCATGCTTGCCGGCCATTCTCTTCTTAGTAGAGTAACTTCTTGTGCTAATCCGTCTTCATCGTATTTATAATCAATATTCGAGATAACATAGTTACCGCTCATAAACGTATCTAGAGTCATCTTAGGTGGTTCTCCACCTTCGTCATTATTGAATTCAAATTGCTGATCCTCGAATCCCATCTCACTAGCCTTATCATTCTTATCTAGTTCCGACTTTACTTTGACAGGATCAAAATGATAAAGTAGTACAGGTACCTTTTGATACTTATAGATCGATGGATTAAAACTCTGTAGCTTTACCTTTAAAATCATTTTAGATGATTCTAGTATGTTACGCATATTGTGTAATTTACAATAGACGTGGTTCTGATGAACATTTCCTAGACCATCCTCGCCGACATCTTGTCTACCGGAGTATTTGTGCTTTAGCTGGTTCAAATAGCGATCTTCGTCTCTACGGCCTCTAAGGGGCTCTTCGGAATCTAGCATGTTATTTGATGTTAGGGGATCTAACCTGAACTCCTGCAGTTTCGTGTCATTTCCATTGTTATCATAGATCTGGACGTCTCTAAAATGGCCGTGCGCCGCTACTACGGCGCTAGAATTGTTCTCTAATGACCAAGACGATATGTAGTTATTGTTTTGCTTCATTTCAAAATGATTAGTTAGTAGAACCTTTGCCTTTATATTGTCGTTATCTACTGGACGATCAGTATCTTCTGCTAAACTAAAGGTAGAAGAGATTACTGTTTCTTCCATATCGTTAAGTGACATGTTCTTTGAATTAAATACGCGATTGATGTCTACGAAGTTAAGATAGTAGTACTGATCTATAAACGAGGTTTGAAACGCTTCCTCAGACACATAAGATGTATTTACTATTTCTTCTATAAACTTAGAGTGGCTTGAGTACGCTTGTATTCTTATCTGTGGATCTGCAGATGCGTCTACATTTGTTGCAAGTCCAAGACCTAGGTATCTAGCCTCCTCTTCAAGATGCTCTAAAGAGGTTCCTACCTCAAAGTGTCTGCACTCCTCGGTATCTAGTAAAGGAATCTTTGCTTTACCAGTAAAAGTGTATTCGGTACTGTTGTTATCGCTTTCAACGCTGTTAACACTAGTGATATCAAAGTCCATATGTATTGACTTAAAAGTAGACTCGTTTTTAGAGTTTAACAGAAATGTTATTACGTCGCCATCTCTAGGAAAGGAATCTATAGAGAAATTACTTCTAGAATCAATTATGCTTATCTTTAACTCTGGAACCTGGCCTGAAAGAGTAAGCGTAAAAGAATCCACATCCTTTCTTGCAAACGAATAGCCATTTATGACAACATACGGAGATGCCATAGCCAGGGTTTTACTCTGTCTATATGTTTCATCTTCTTCGCCTAGAGACTCTACTTCTATGTCAGTAGGCATAATAGCAGGCTCGATGACTGCTAATATGTGTCTATCTAAATCCATGCTTTACTTTTTAGAGTTTTCTCTAATAACCCTATCAGAGAACTTTTCAGTCTTAGACTGCTTATTCAATATAGAGTCTACAACTGGATCGGCTTGCGCCCTAGCACCAAAAGAAACCTTACCGCCTCCTTTAAACATAAATGTCTTCTTTCCTAGAGGAACGACGTTTGGTGGTAGCAGGGCTTCCTTATCGTATTTTGCCTTTAGGGCCTCAACTCTATTCTTATCCTTTTTGCTAAGTCTCTTTGTATCTACGAACTGTTGTTTAACTATATTCTCATCAACAGTTTTTAATCTCT